TGGTAATGAAATTATCAAAACAGCAAATCACTTTGTGATCATTAATGGTGATAGACCTGAAAAGGCTTTAATCACTATGAAATCTACTCAGTTAAAAGAGAGTAGAAGTTGGAATTCATTAATGGAAAATGAATTTGAGATTGATCCGAACACCAAAAAAGCAGTTTCGGCACCTATCTTTTCTAGAATCTATAGACTAAAATCTGTAGAAAACGCTGGGAGTAACTTTAATTGGCATGGATATAAAATTTCATTGTCAAGAAAAGTAGATAATGTTGGCATTTACCAAATGGCCAAGGATTTTCATAACTCTTTAAAGCAGTCAGCTAAACATGGAACTGAAGAATCTGGAACAGAAACACCTTATTAAAGGTTTTCTTTGCAGAGGAGCGGGGCGGTAGCGGGAGACTTAAACCGCCCTTCTTAATTTATGAATGTAGAACGATTTAGAAAGATATTTTCAGGGTTAGAGGAAAGATTTGGCTACCACATAGTCGAACATCAAAATAGTAACTCTACAAAAAAATCAGGAGTCTCTTGGACCTCTGACTATAACCACGATGATTCGATGTGGCAAGCTCATTTAGAAGGTAAAAAATTCAATGTAAAAACTAAAAATGGAAACATTGAAGCAGACAGTTTAGGAATATGTCCTATTAATAAAAAAAGTAAATGCAAGTGGGGTGCAATTGACCTCGATAATTATAAACCAGATTTAAAAGAGTTGTTTAAAAAACTAAAAAGTATAAACATCCCTGTCGTTCCAATAAGATCTAAAAGCGGTGGTGTGCATGTATATGTTTTCTCAAAAGAATATGTCCCTGCAATGTTGATGAGAGAAAAACTTCATTCAATCAAGCATATCTTTGGTGTAGAAAAACCAGATAGAATTTTTCCAGTTCAAAAATATTTAGATTTAGACAAAGGCTCTGCAGGAAGCTGGATTAATCTACCTTATTACAACTACCAAAACACAGAAAGATATATGATAAAAGAAGATGGTTCAAAAGCATCTATAGAAGAATTTTTTGAAGTGCATGAAAAAAGTTTAATTACAGTTGATCAACTTAAAAAGTTAGAATGCACTTTGAACGGGGACGATTTTAAAGACGGACCTCCTTGTCTACAAACGTTGGCTAGTTTTGGAATAGAACGAGGTGCCAGGGATGAAGTTTTATTGGACATGACTAGATACTTAAAAATGCGTTTCCCTGAGAATTGGCAAAATAAAACGGGGGAGTATAACACGAAATTTTTTAAACCGGAACTAACATATAAAGAAGTTCAAAAGGTTGTGGGGTCTAGAGAAAAAAAAGATTATGTTTATAGATGTAATCAAGACCATTTAAGTAAATTTTGTAATAAGAATGAATGTATCTTGAGAAAGTTTGGAGTTAAATCAATTAAAGGATTACGAAACACGGCTCTTGGACCATTATCTTATATTAGATCAACACCAAGACAGTGGTTTTTAGGGTTTGATGGAGACGAAGTAAAACTGAATTCTAAGGAATTAATTAACCAACAATTAGCTAGAGAAGCAGCGACAGAACAAACAGGTAAAAGTCCACCGAGAATGAAACAAGTTGATTGGGATACAGCTGTTATTGAATTACAAGAAAGAGCTACGGGAGAAGACGCACCGGAAGAAAGCATGCCAATGTTTAAATTAAAAGAAATCATGAAAGACTTTTGTTTCAAATCACGGAGAAGCGAAGATAGAAAACATATTGATAGAAAACCTTTTGTTGATACGAAGAAAAAAATGGTTCATTTTACCTTTGACAATTTATTTACTCATTTAGTAGATGAAAAGAAATGGAAATTTTCGGAAGAGAATACTCATTTATTTTTAAAAAAAATGGGTGGAGTAACGAGAGACAAATTACATATCCAAGGAAATATAAAAAGGAATGTTTATTCTGTTTCTAGCACCAATTTCGAAGAAGAAAAATTAGTTCGTGAAAAAATAGAGTTTTCAAATGAAAAGAAGGATAACTTTTGAAAAAAATTGTTCCAGATTTATACAGGACGACTAAAATTTTTGGTCCACCAGGGACAGGAAAAACAACTCGACTACTAGAAATTTTAAAAGAAAAATTAGATTATGGCTATAGTAAAGAACAGGTTTGCTTAGTGGGATATGCTAGAGCAACAGCCAGCACTCTTCAAATCCGATGCAAAGACGAGTTTAATTTTAAGGAGGAAGAATTAGATTCTATAAGGACTATTCATTCTCTGTGCAAAAATGCTTTGCCTAAAGAACTTCAATTGTTCACCGTTTCAGATGAAAAATATTTAAATAGGGTATTAAACTGGCCTAAATCTGACTGGGTTACTAGAGAGCAGTATAAAAAAGAAATTAGGAAAGAGGATGACCCAGAAGATGATAACGAAGAAAAAAAAGAGGAAGAAAGAAAAAGAAGAAAATTCTTACGAAATAAACTAGATTTAATTACTAAAGGGCGCAATACTTTTTCTCACGGAAATTCTTGGCTATCCGTTAAACATTATTTTGAAGAAATTCAGGAAGATTACCAATACAATAATGTACAATTAGATGACTTAGAGTTTACCTACAACACATATAAAGACTATAAAAAAGCTTACGGAATAATGGATTTTACAGATATGTTAGCCTTAACTTTGGAGCCCAACATAATTCTTCCCAATTATGGTATTTTATTTGTGGATGAATGTCAGGATTTAAACCCCTTGATGTGGAAAGTTCTGGATAAAATGTTTGAGGGGACAGGAGACAAACAAATCTATCTAGCTGGGGACGATGATCAATCCATCTATGGTTTTAATTGCGCTGATCCAGACACATTTCTTTTCAGAGAATGTGATAAAAAAGAAAAACTAGAGAAGTCGTACAGATTACCTAAGAAAATAAAGGATTTTTCCCAGAGTATAATAGAGGAAATTGGTTCTAAGTTCAGGGAGGAAAAAAAATTTTCCCCTAAAACCAAGACTGTAGGTGGTAAGGATACAGGAGAAATAGTTCAAGGAAAAATAATAGATGTTTCTGATTTAGACGAGATAGATAGTTTATTTGAGGTAGAAGATTGGATTATGTGTGCTAGAACGGGGGCCTGGACATTTAATTTTAAAAAACAATTAGTGAAAAAAAATTTACTTTGGAAATCTAAAAGCACGATAGGTCCAAAAAGAGATTTTAACTACTCGATTAAAGATAAGGTTGTAGAAACTTTAACTATTTGGGACAACTTAAAAAAGGGTTATAAAGTAGAAGGCAGACAAATTTGCGATCTTATTCAATTGATAGATAAAAAATTTTTAAGAATTTTAAAAAAAGAACATGTTAAAGAAAAAAGCAATCTTTTCTTATCTGATCTCTCTTATAACAGGAATGATTTATTAACTAAAAATGTTTTTAAACAAGAGTTTAGTTTTGACAAAGATTGGTTTAATTTTATAACTTTTACACGAAAACACGTTTCCGAAGCGGGTAAATATAAAAAAGGTGTCAAAACAAACTTGTTTGATGATCAAGAAGAGATACAACGATACATCATAGAGATTTGGAAAAAAGATCCTACTCTTAGAAAGTCAAATATTACAGTAGGAACTATTCATTCAGTGAAAGGAAGAGAAGCCACACATGTTGTTGTATGTGATGTATGGTCCCCCCTTTGCATGCACAACTATAAAAATACAACCCCTTTTTTTAGAAGAGAGGAAATTCGATGTGCTTATGTGGGTGTGACTCGAAGTAAAAAAAATTTATATATGTATAGACCCGTGTGTAATACCAGGTTTGGAGAAGCCCATTTTCCTCTTTTAGAAAGGGAAAAGTATGAGTGAAGAAGAGTTTTATAGATTTATAATGAGAATGGAAAGAGAAGTTTATGGGGAGGAAGAAGATGAGTAAGGTATATAAAAAACAAATTGGCGGAACACATTATCAGGATTTTAAAATTCAGCCAAGTAAATTCATAATTGAAAATGGGTTGCTATACCCGGAAGGATGCGTTATAAAATATATTTTGAGACACAGCTTGAAAGGAAAAAAACAAGATTTATTGAAAGCAATTCACTTTATTGAAATGATTATAGAAAGAGATTATAAATAATGCAAAAACCCCTTTTTACAGTTCCAACGGAATGGGTACACCCAGACTCTTTCCCAGACTTATCTGTATATGAAGAAATCTCAATAGACTTAGAAACAAAAGATCCAAACCTGATTAAAATGGGACCAGGAACTTTCAGGCAAGATGGAGAAGTTGTTGGAATAGCCGTCGCCGTTTCTAACTGGTCCGGTTATTATCCAATCGCTCATGAAGGCGGAGGAAACATGAATCGTAAAAAAGTTCTTAAATGGTTTACTGATGTTTTAAAAACAGATGCCACTAAAATTTTTCATAATGCTATGTATGATGTTTGCTGGATTCAAAGCTTAGGTTTGAAAATAAATGGAAAAATTGTCGACACCATGATTGCAACTTCTTTAGTTGATGAAAATAGATTTAGATATGATCTTAATTCTGTTGCCAGGGAATTTACTGGATTAGGAAAAAATGAGGCTGCCTTACAAGAAGCGGCTACTGCATGGGGTGTAGATCCCAAAGCAGAAATGTACAAACTTCCTGCTCTATATGTAGGAGAGTATGCCGAAAAAGATGCTGAGATTACATTAGCTTTATGGCAAGAACTCAAAGCAAGAATTTTAGAACAAGACTTGCAAGCTATTTTTGATTTAGAAACGGAATTATTTCCCTGCTTAATTGAAATGAAGTCAAGGGGAGTAAAAGTAAATTTAGATCATGCGGAGCATGTATCAAAACAACTCGAAAAACAAGAAAAAAAATTTAAGGAAGCCATAAAAAAGGGGGCAGGTTTTGTTCCGGATTTATGGGCGGCAAGAAGTATAGCAAAAGTTTTTGATCATTTAAAGCTAGAATATCCAAGAACAGAAAAAACTAAGGCACCTTCTTTCAAGAAGAATTTTTTAAAAAACCATGACGACTATACAATTAGTTTAATTAATTCTGCGAGAGAGGCTAACAAAGCCAGAACTACTTTTATTGAGACTATTTATAGATATGTTGTTAATGGTCGAATCCACGCTGACATCAATCAATTAAGATCAGAGTTTGGTGGTACAGTGACGG